GGAGATACGGCCAACTTCTACTATCAGCCAAAGCACACCAACATGGGTGCTGACCTTGAGTCACTCCTTCGATCCGATGGCCGATCCTTACGGAAGTGGTTTAAGAACGAACTTAGGAATGGGGGCTTGAAGCTCAAATGAGTGTCATCGACATCCAAGGATTTGACTGGGTTCCCTCGACCTCAGTTCAAGCTACGCTGAAGGCCTACTTAAGCGCAGCGGGTTGGTATCAGAGTCATGGCTTTGGCGGCAATGGCGATCCCTCGACTGCTTGGCCCTCAGCAACTGCTACGGGCCGATTTGGTTTCGGAACCGCACTCTACTTTGGTGCATCGACTATATCCGTTATCGGCCCTGCTTTCTTCGGCATGGTTAAGCCGATGCCCACTTCCGCAGATTTCTCCATCCTGTCCTGTTCCTTGAAACGAGCATCCACAGCTATCACGTTTAGCCAGCCCGGTGGCGCATGTGTGGGCTTCTACGACTCCAACACGGGCGTTCCTGCAATCTCCGTAACCCTCTCCCCGATAGGAACTCTTCGAACTTGGGTGGGAGATACCAGTACGTTGGCCATGTCTCAGCTGGTACCCTCTGATCCGGGTGTCTTCTTTGAAGATGTATGGTTTAACCTTCAATTCAAGCTTAACCAGGGTACTGGCGAAGTTGAGATACGAGTCAACAACAAGACTGTAATCAGCATCCCCTCGGGGACCGTGGGGACTTGGGACTCCATATGTGTGGGAAGCATTCAAGGCCCCAGTTTGGCCTCGTATCATCATGATTTCTACATTGATGATCTTTATGTTCTTGACTCAGATGGTGGTGTCCATGATAACTTCCTTGGTAACCTCCGAGTGAAGACTCAGGTAACTATTGCTGATGGCTCACATGTAGACAGTTCAATAGGTGGGTCATCCCCTGCCGCGACTCATTGGCAGTCGGTCAACGTTCTCCGGACGGATGATAGCAAGTATGTCTATACTCCGACGATTGGCAACTACGACCTGTATGACCTTGATCCCAACCAGACGGGGCCCTATGCCCGAGCTGTGCAGGTTCGCATTGTTGCTCGTCAGGATGACGCCACCCAACGCACCATCAAGGCAAAGCTCAAGACCTCCTCGAGTCTCAACACGGGCGCCACTGAGTTCTACCTTAACCAGAACTACAACCACTGGACACAGATATGGAATGTCAATCCAGACACCTCTACCGACTTCACCACCTCAGAGGTCAACGGGCTTGAGGCCGGGTATGAGATTATCTCATGAGCGAGGTGAGAGTACCATATGTATCCAATGAGCCGCTGGTCGAAGGCATCCCCAACGTAAGAGTACCCTACGTCGGTCAAGAGCCTTTGATGGAAGGCATACCAAATGTAAGAGTTTCCCTTTCTTTAGCCGAGCCGCTGATGGAGGGAATACCCAATATAAGAATTCCGCTGATCTGCATCGAGACCTTATTCCCAATACCGGAGGATCTTCCTGTGAGCACAATACCATTCCCCGGGTTCGGCAACTCGGTGAGCACCCCCTCGATCCCCGCTGCGGCGGATCCCTTCGACACTCCGCTTCCCGGCTTGAGTTTCTCAGTCCACAAGAAGCCCATGTTTAATACCAACATCAAGGGCGCTCCTTCAGGCGTTGAGGTTCGGAACGCCATGGCAGAGTATCCCCGTTGGGAGTTTAATCTGAACTATGAGTTCTTAGAAGATCGCTCCGGAGCTGAGTCTTCTCTCAAGACCATTATGAGTTTCTTCCTTGCTCGTCAAGGATCCTTTGACACGTGGCTCTTCAAAGATCCAGATGACTACCTTTGCATCAATAGCTTCTGTGCAACGTCGGACGGCCTGACAACGGACTTCCCGCTGTGCAGGACGATGGGAGAGTTCACCGAGAAGGTGTGCCAGATAGACACGGTTAACACAATCACCCTTTACCTGTCTGTGGTTCAGGCAAGTACCATTCCCGCAAGTGGACCCTACACCCGAACGGTCACTCACTCGGCCACGTTCATTGAAGACCTCGGTGTGATTAAAGACGGTACCACTGCAATGACCAAGGTTTCCGGGTCTCCCGCCGCTGGCGAGTATTCAGTAGCAGCGGGGGTCTACACCTTCAACTCCACGGATCACGGGGACACTATTGCCATCAGCTACAGGTATCAGCTTGATCCGGCTGACTACACTATCACCCTTCCCAACCTTGTGGTCTTCGATGCAGCACTCCCCGCCGGTGACTTGTCAGGTGACTTCCAGTTCTACTTCGCTTGTCGATTTCTCGAAGACAGCATGGACTTTGAGAAGTTCTATGATAGGTTGTGGAATCTTCAACAGTGCGACTTCAAGAGTATCATTCAATGAGACCAATCACTCCACAGCCCGGGCACACTGAAGCTGAGGTCACGGCGGCCTTGGCTTCTCGGCAGTTTATTTACGCGGATTGCTTTACGTTTATCCCCAAGGTGGGCAGTCCATTAAGATATACCACCTCTCAACAGGATGTGAGCTTGGTTCCTGTGGATGATATCTCACGGCAGACCTATCAAGCTCAAACAGTTATCATTAAGGGACTTCGGGTAAGGAATAACCTTGGAGTCCAGGCCGATGAACAACAAGTCGAGATGAGTTATCCAGACGCACTCAACTACCAAGCTGCGTTGACTTGGCCACAGGCCTTGTTGCAGGGCAGGCTTGATGGTGCCTCAGTTCGTAGGGATCGTTACTTCGCCACCGCCTGGGGTAATGGACTAGCGGGTGCAACCGATTGGCTGGGCGGCTGCCCCATGTTCCTCGGTCTGATGTCCTCGCTAGATAAGGTGGGACGTCAATCCGCCACGCTCAACGTCAAGTCCAACTTGATCCTGCTTAACCGCGACACTCCCGCCTTCCTGTGGGAACCGAACTGCAAGAACACCTGGGGCGACCTCGCTTGCGGGGTTGTTCAAGCAGACTGGGCTGCTGCAGCAACAGTTGGAGCTTCGCCCAGCTCATCGGTCATACCTTGGTCGGGTGCGGGCCCAGCTTATAATCTTGGCAAGATACACATTGAAAATGGTGATAGCGTAACTCGGGTGCGGACTATCGCTAGAGCTACTAGCTCACAGCTATATCTTGCGTATCCCCTGGACTTCACCCCATCGGTTGCTGCATCCTTCCTGGCATACCCTGGCTGCACCCGAACTGATGATGCCACATACGGTTGCCCGAAGTACCATGGCGTAGACTGGGTCAAGAAGTTCAAGGGCTTCCCCTTCATCCCCGTTGCCGAGGCTGGCATATGAACGTTGACGATCAGCGAGCACTTGTTCGTGATTTGGCGAGGGGCTGGATTGGCACTCCCTACCGGCATCAGGCGGCGGTCAGGGGCTCAGGGGTTGATTGTGCTCGCGTACTCATCGAAGTGTATGCTGACGCCGGGCTAATCGAACGATTTATACCCCCGCGATATCCGCCGGACTGGCACCTTCACCATGATGAGGAGAGATACCTCAACCATCTCGAAAGCTTTATGGGCTTACCGATCCGTGAGGATGGTTCCATAGCCCAGTGGAAGGCTGATGGGTATAAACCCTTAATGGGTGATGTCATAGTATGGCGAGTGGGACGGACGTATAGTCACAGCGCAATCGTAACGGACTGGCCGGCGGTTGTTCATGCTTCCGCTCCCTCGAAGATTGTAGAAGAGGTGGAGATCCTACCGGGCCCGGCTTACAATCGACCCGTTAAGGTTTACAGCTTCTGGAGGGACAAATGAGCTTTTTTCTTGGAGGAGGAGGTTCGAGGGTTAAGCCCCAGTTTACTGGGCTTGCCGTTCAGACGTCCGCAAGCTCCGTCCCCATAGGCTTGTGGTATGGTAAGAACCGGGGCGCGGGTAACATAATCTGGCAAGGAGACTTCGCGTCTCATAAAGCCAAGTCCGGTGGTAAGAGCGTCGGCTCAATCTTGACGTTCGGGATTATCCCCGCCCAGGGAAGTAGTGGGGGCTCCAGCAAGAAGGGCGGAGGAGGATATACCTTCAGCGGTTCTTACGAGATAGGGCTATGCTGGGGAGAAATCCATGGCATCACCAAGGTCTGGAAAGATCAATCAAAGGAGACAAGCTACGCGGCGCTAGGTTTCTCCTTGTTCGTTGGGACCAATCCCCAGACTCCTTGGGGCTATCTTACGACTGCTCATTCTTCACAGGCTTTGGGCTACCCGGACATCGCCTACCTCGCCGTGCAAAACTATGACCTGGGGCAGTCAAACACCTTTCCGCAACACAGCTTCGAGGTGGAGGCCCTGCTGTGGAATACCGGCGTGGGGGGCACCAGCGAAGATGCTGATCCCGCATTGGTCATCAAGGACTTCCTGTCAAACGAGACTCATGGCGTTGGGTTTGACACCTCGGTCATCAGTAACATGCTCTCCACAGTGGACGCGCCTACTACGGGCGATAGTACCTTCCAGACCTACTGTCAGGCAATGGGCTTTGCTATGTCCCCCTTCCTGTCGAGTCAGCAGAAGGCGGGTGAGATCATTCAGCGATGGGCTGACCTCTTTAACTCGGCAGTGGTGTGGACAGGGTATTCACTCAAGTTCCATCCTTACGGTCCCGATACCGTTACAGCCAATGGTGTAACTTATCTTCCGGACTTCCCAGTTCGTTACGAGTTGACCGATTACGACTATATCTACAGCAGCGGATCAGACCCCATCGTCTTCAATAGGACTGATCCGGCTGATGCCTTCAACGCCTTTTCCATCATCATAGCTAACAGGGCAAATGAGTATAATGACCTTCCCGTTCCTTGGCGGGATCAAGGCTTAGTCGATCAGTTCGGCTTGAAGAATGAAGACTCGATGGACGCTAAGGAAATCACCGACGCGGCTATTGCTGAGGTAATGGTTACGTTTATGGGTCAGCGCAAGGCCTACATCCGTAACACCTTTGACTTTACCCTCCCCACTAACTTCTGTCTGCTTGAGCCGATGGACGTTCTTCAATGCACGGATCCCCGGCTCGGTACTTTTTATGTCCTTATTCGCGAGGTGAATGAGGCTGATGATGATAGTTTGGAAATTACCGCGGAGGAATATCCCTCAAGCATCTCGACCAACACCTCCACTTCATCTCAGGCGGTCAGCAACACGCCGATCAATACGGCTGTAAGCCCCGGGCCGGTTAATCCGCCGATTATCTTCGAGCCTCCCTCTTCACTATCGATCAGCGGTCCCCAGATCTGGGCGGCTGTCTCAGGCGGAGATGGCACTACGTATGAGCCCAACTGGGGAGGCTGTTACGTTTGGATATCCACGGATAACATATCCTTCAGTCAGATAGGTGAGATTACTCAAGCTTCCCGTCAGGGTAAACTAACCTCCATACTTGCTACGTATGGGGGTGTTAATCCGGACACCGCTCATACCCTCAGGGTCTCCACCCTGCTGAGCAACGCCGAGCTTGAGGATGCCTCGTCTTCCTATGATGCTCAGAACGGCGTAACCGTCTGCTACGTTAAGAGCGCCAGTGGCTATGAGTTCATGTCTTATGAGGACGCGACCTTGACGGGGACCGACGCTTATGACCTGGATACTCTGTGGAGGGGTCAGTATGGCACGACCATCGCGTCCCATGCCTCGGGAGCTGACTTTGTTAGACTTGACGAAGCAGTCTTTCGATATGGCTTGCCCGAGGAATACATCGGTCAAACGCTCCACCTCAAATTCCAGAGCTACAACATCTTCGGCGGCGCTGTCGAGGACATCTCATCGGTTACTTCCTATGGCTATACGCCCACAGGTGGAGGCTATGGTACTGGGACGGGTGGTCTACCCGCTACACCTATGGGGCTATCCGGGTCGGCGGGAACAACCTTCTCCAAGCTGACCTGGTCGATTAACCCGATGAATGATAACGTCACGGGCTATCAGGTCTGGAGAGCAACAGGATCCTCCCAGCCCTTCGGCTCTGCCTCCCAGATCGCCACAGCTACGGGTACTGAATACGTCGATGCCGCGGTTGCCGGGGGCCAGGCCTATACCTACTTCCTTGTGGCTGTGAACGCCATTGGCTCAAGCGCCAATACCTCGGGGGTTAACCTAACGCCGACTGCTTCGACCTCGGGCGCATATCGACTTCAAGGCGGGATCAGTCGCAGACCCCTCGCATCGGAAGAGATGTTCGACATCGAGATGGTCGGTGATGAAAGCTTCCCTGCTGCGTTTGCTGGTAGTCTTGCTTCCGCCGATGTTGCGTCAACCGGGACTGCGGTCTTTAACATACAGAAGAACGGGTCAAATGTGGGGACCCTGACCTTTACTGCAAGCGCTACAGGGGTCTTCGCTATGGCAAGTGGATTAAGCTTTAGTTCAACTGATCGCTTTAGGCTTGTAGCTCCATCAACCCAAGATGCTACGCTCTCCGGTGTGGTTTATACCCTCAAGGGAATACGCTCATGAGTATTACTGTCTATGTTGCCGGAGGCGAGGACTCAGAGTTCTACTCGGTCAACGGTGCGGTAATAACCACAACCGCGGGAAGGTTCAGGTCCGCATATGCACGTTGCGCTTTGGCACCATTTGGCAACCCGGGCGGTGGCGCGGTCTACTACCAAAATCGGGTAAACTTTTCGGCGTCTAGCTTCTGGTTCGGCGCGCGCGTGTTTAGCACGATATCTGCATCGTCAACCACGGGCTACTCCTATTGGACCGCAGTTGATAGCAGCAATATCGTGAGGCTGAGAGTTAGATGTTCAGCAATTAGCTTACCCTGGACGATGGTTGTTGAGAAGCTGGACGCCGCGGGCACTGCCACACAGCTAGGGTCAAGTTTTTCCTATGCGGCTAGCTCCTCAGTGCCAGAGAAGTTTGACGTCTTTGTGAACTATGCCGTATCCGGTGCTATAACGCTATATCAAGGCGGAATACAGATATTCTCTTATACCGGTGACGTAACCACGAACTCCGTAACGGCCTTGGCGGGAATTAGGGTCCATTCTGTGATCCAGTCCGCATCCTTGGGGCAAGCCTGGTCTGAGATTATTGTCTGTGACCAAGATACACGAGCGCTCAATCTGCAGACACTTGCTCCGGTAGCTAATGGCAATACCCATAACTTTGATACCGGAACGCCAGCTGCGGCAAACGTCAACGAAATTACCCTAGATGACTCCACCTTGGACGGCTCAACAACGACTAACCAGATTGACGAATACACCATACCGGCTATTGCCTCAGGCACCTACGGCATCCTTGCTATAGGTGTTTCTGCGAGGATGGTCAAAGGCGCGACGGGCCCAAGTAAGGCTGACCTTGTTGTCAGATCAGCAGCCGCAGACTATTTATCGGCTGACAAAACGCTTACCCTATCATGGGACACCTACCAGAATTGGTGGACTGCTGACCCCGCGACCAGCGCACCTTGGGCAGGCCTGCCTACTAACATCGGCATCAAGAGCATCACCTGATGACCGTCCTGTGGAACACTGCTGACAAGTCCGCCAACATAACGTTGTCAGGCAGCTCACTTATCGCAACCGCCTCGAGTGCAGCCCAGGGTGGCGTAAGAGCAGACACTTCATTTGCCGGAGGCCTACTCTACTACGAAGTAAAACTAAACGGTACAGCAGGAAACCTAACCGGAATAGGCTGGTGCAACGCAGCCGCCGCCTTTACGTCTTACATCGGGATAGACACGAAAGGGATCGGGGGCTTCCCACAGAATACTAACACTAACATAGTTATAAACAATGCGAGTATCGGGACTGTAGGTAGGAATGGGTCCACGGGTGAGATCCTGAGGATCGCTGTTAACTTCACCAGCTCAAAGATCTGGTTTGCTTTACCCGGCAGCTACTGGAATAACTCTGCCACAGCGGATCCGGGAAGCGGCACCGGGGGACTTAGTATATCAACGATTGCTGCCGGTCCTTACTTCCCATTTTTCTGCGTGAATGCCAGTGGGTTCGGCGTTACCGCTAACTTCGGTGCAACACCCTTCCAGTTCCCCATCCCCTCCGGCTTCTCCCCTGTGGACACGAGCACCTTTACTTATGAAGCCGTTTCGAAGATGATCGGCTATGCGATTGAGGCCCCTCCAGATAGTGCAATATCCATATC